ATTTTCGCTGTTATTTCTAATAATGTTAGCCACTTGACGAGTCATATCTCCATAGGTTACTGGCACTTGTCTTAATTGTACTACACCATCTTTGCCTTTGCCTAATTCAATAGAAAAATTACTCAGTACTCTAATGAACTGAGTTAAAAATTTTCTTATTTGACCGTCGTAAAAATGCAACATTAGTTGTCAGCCTTGGGTTTAAGAGCATTGGACAATGTCTGTCTTTGCTCCACAGTTAATCCATTGATTGTGGTTGTACTGCTGTTATTAACAAAGCCAGTTTTAAATGTATTTCTGGTATTGTTATTAGTTGTGGTCAATCTTACCGAATCTTCTACCTTGATCCATCGTATACCATCGAATCGGAATAATCTATTAGGTAAGAAATCTAATCTTAAGAAATAATCACCTTTGTTAACATTTGATGTTGGGAAACTGGTTCCTGCACCTGCAACATATCCATTAGGTGGTATGCCATCACCGTTGTAGTAGAATCCATAGTGGCTGCTAGCCGGTGTGTCTATCACAGCATTGATAGGTTGGTCTGATGATATTGTTTCTTCCGAATTTGCACCTTCTAATCGTATATTTCCTCGCTCATCTATAGGTGTAACATAAAATTGTTTGTAATTAAATCCTGATTTGGGAGCATCTGCTTCGGCTTGAGCGATAATAGCATCGTTGATTTCTTTCTCTTTGTTATAGGTACTCATGTAACTTGCAAGAGAACCCGCAGTGGTGGCATCTCCTATTATATCTCGGAATTCTTGACTGTCCACTATGGTTTTTAATTTTAATCTTAATAGGTGTGGCCAATATGTGGGTGAAAATCCTTCAGCTGATCTATTCACATCTTCAATAACATAAAATCTTTTTAGAGCAATAGGTATACTAGCATCTAGGCTGTAATCGTCTTTTAAATTGGGAAATTCTACCACATCTCCTGACATGGGTTTTCTACCCAATCTTTCCACCACATCATTTAAATGCACTGTTAGAAATAGTGTGTCGTTTTGTAAAAACATACCAAATTGGCTAAGATTAAAATCCGTATCTTGCACGTTGTAGATACCTCTAATAACATATACGTCTGCATCGTATTTTCTGTCTCTATTTTCTAAGAAAAGCAGATCTTGTATGGTTCTTTCTCCCAGTGTGCTTTCAGCAGGCAATGTGGGACTAGCAGGACCGTCTTTGTTTGTAGCACCCTGATCGTATGTGCCTATGTATTTGTGCAAAAAGATGTCCACTCCGCCCACCTGGAACATCTCATTTATGTTGCGATCAAAGAACCTATAATCGTTGCCCTTTTCCGGCTTGTATATTGATAAACGTGGCATACTAACCATATTTATAGAAAAGACAGCAGCCATAAATATCCATATGTCAGAGTTACAAACAGCACAGCAAGAAGTATTTGAATACGTTAAAACTAACCTAGGCGATGGTATGATTGAGGTGGAATTAGACCCAAAACACTACCAAGTTGCACTGGAAAGAGCTATAAACCGTTTTAGACAAAGATCTAACAATGCTGTAGAAGAGAGCTATTCTTTCTTGGACCTTAAAGAAAATCAAAACAAATACATTCTACCTAAAGAAGTTATTAATGTTAGAGAAATAGCACGATCCACAGTGGGCTCGCGAGGAGATGGTCAAGGAGGAACTCTTTTTGAACCATTTAATCTAGCCTACACTAATACCTATCTTATGCGAGCAGGTGCAGCAGGTGGATTGGCGACTTATTATGCTTTTGCATCTTATCAAGAATTAGTAGGAAAAATGTTTGGTTCTTTTATACAATTTCATTATGACCATGCCACACAAACTTTGACTATAACACAGCGTCCAAGAATTGACACTGAAAGAGTTTTATTACACACAGACAATTACAGACCTGATATTATTTTATTAAATGACATTTATGTGAAACCGTGGGTTAGAGATTATACTCTTGCAGTTTGTAAAGTTATGTTAGGCGAAGCAAGAAGTAAATTTGGAAATATTGCAGGACCACAAGGTGGAACCACTCTAAATGGTGAAACACTAAAACAAGAAGGCATGGCCATGATGGAAAAATTAGATCAAGAAATTATTCTTAATATGGACGGTGGTGAGGCAACTAGTTTTATTATCGGTTAATTCTTTTTATTATCTTTTAATTCTTTAACACTTCAGATTAAATATATCTGATTATGGCTAACACAGGCATTAAAAAAATTCACGATCTAACACTCGACGAGCTAGAAGATCTAGTTACCGCATTGGAAAATATGAGTAGAGTTGCTGATAAACCTGCAATGCAAGAACAAATATTAAACACTGTTAAAAAAACTCAGCAAGAGATTGCAAAAAGATTAAAAAACCTGTAATATACTTACATGCTGATAGGATTAGTAGGATTAATTGGGTCTGGCAAAGACACAGTGGCAGAGTTTTTGGTTAAAGAACACAAATTTCAAAGAGACAGTTTTGCAAAATCATTAAAAGATGCTGTCAGTGCAATATTTGGTTGGGATAGAGAATTATTAGAAGGAGCCACACAAGAGAGCAGAATGTGGAGAGAAAGAATTGATCCTTACTGGAGCAATAAACTCAATAGAGCAGTGACTCCACGATATGTGCTACAATATTGGGGCACAGAAATCATGCGAGGACATTTCCATGACAGCATTTGGATAGATTCTTTTACAGCTCGTTACAAAGGTGGAAAAATAGTGCTCAGCGACACAAGATTTATTAATGAAATAGAAACCATTAGAGCATTAAAAGGCCGAGTCGTGCTCGTTAGACGAGGACCTATACCCACACAACAAGAGATGCAAGAGAGAGCTGTGCATCAGAGCGAGTGGGATTGGATAGGACAACGATTTGATTATGAGATAGATAATTCAGGCAACTTAGAAGATTTAAAAATAAAAGTGGATGATATGATTAGGCATCTACTTCAAGATCCCCAATAGACCAGCCCAACTCTTGCGTGCTTTTTAAACGCTGACAATTAGAACAGATAGTTTTTAAATTATAAATTGATGTATTGTTCCTATTGCCATCCACATGAAACACATCCATTTGTTGCTCATTAACAGCCTTAAATCCACACAACTCACAGCGTGTTTTTTTACGATACCCAGATTGGAACCAACGAGCAGGACCGTTGGTTTTTAAATTCTTACGTTTACGTATACAGGTATCGCATTGACTACGCCAATAGATTTTATTGCCTTTTTTATAGCCATATGCTCTGGGCTTGGATTTACAGGTATTGCATAGGGGTCGTTTCATATGTGTATTTACGTGCCCTATATAGGCACCAAAATTGTCAATATAACGCCGCAAAAACCGTGCAGAACAATAAATACATCAGTTATACTTGCAAGGAGAACTAAAAATGGCATTAACATCACCAGGCGTAGAAGTTACAGTAATAAACGAGAGTTTCTATGTACCATCAGATGCGGGAACAACACCACTAATAATTGTTGCTTCAGCAAAAGACAAATTAAACGGCTCAGGATCGGCTGTAGCAGCAGGCACTAAATCTGCTAACGCAAATTCAGTATATTTGATCTCTTCTCAAAGAGAATTAACAGAGACTTTTGGAGATCCAAAATTCTATACAGATTCAGCAAACAATTCATTGAATGGTTATGAGCTAAACGAATATGGCTTGCAAGCAGCTTATTCATTCTTAGGTATTGCTAACAGAGCTTTTATATTAAGAGCAAACATCAATCTTTCACAATTAATTGGCAGTGCAACTGCTCCGTCAGCTGCTCCAACCAATGGCAGCTATTGGTTTGATTTATCATCAACTGTGCCAGGACTATTTGAATGGTCATCAACTGATCAAGCATTCACTACTATTGATCCAATCTATATCACATCAACAAGTGATCTAGTTGGTTCAGTATCTACAGGTACACCAAAAACAGCAATTGGTTCACAGGGTGATTATGCAATCAATACAACAAACAATGCAAATAAGATTTATTATAAGAATAGTTCTAATGCTTGGGTACAAGTAGGAACTTCTACTTGGTCAGGCGGAACTAAACTATTCCAAACGTCTGCACACTCTAGCAGACCAGAATGGAAAACAGCAGAAAATAATGCTCCAACTGGTTCTGTGTGGTTTAAGACAACCACTCCAAATGCAGGAGCTGATATTATTGTTAAAAAATATAATTCTAGCACAGCTACTTGGTCTGTGGTAAATGCACCTCTATATGCAACCAACCATGCTGCGATCTATGCAATAGATCCTTCAAATGGTGGAACTGGTATATCAGCAGGAACACTTTACACACAATACAACGCAGCAGAGCAATCAACTCTGGGTGCTTTTGACACTACTCCTAAATTGGCTGACTTTACAGTTTTCAAATACGAAGGTGGTGTTACATCAATCACTTCTAAAAACACAACTCCAAGTTTCACTAATGGACATGCAATTAAAATTCAAGAATCATTAAAAGGTCAATCTGCTCTAGACACAGCAAAAACTGTAACTCTAGGCGGAACTGGTGCTGATGATTTTGTTGCAGCAATTAGTGCAGCAGGATTTACAAATATTTCTGCAACTAAACTTTCAACTGGTGCTATTAAAATTACTCATGCACTGGGTGGAGAATTTAGAATGTGGAACGTTTCTGCAGGCACAGCTCTAGCTAATGCAGGTTTTGGAACATCCAACGCACATGATTACGGTTCTTACACAGCAAACTCTGCAACCAAAGTGGACAATTTATATGTTGCTCCAGCAGGTTACACAGAAGATTCTACACAACCAGCAGTGGTTGTTGCTACAAACTGGAAACGTTTGAGCTACACAGCTTCAACATCAGAGCCCAGCAACGAACCAAGCAATGGAACTTTATGGTACAACACCAATTTAGAAGCTGATATCATGGTTCACAACGGAACTGCATGGAAGGGTTATGTACAAGTTTATGCTACAACTGATCCAAATGGACCTCAGTTCTCATCAACTAAACCTACCACACAATCAGATGGTACTGCGTTAGTTGCGAATGATTTATGGATTGATACTTCAGATTTAGAAAACTATCCAAAAATTTACAGATACGACACAACATTGACAGATGGTGCTAATTTCGTATTAATTGATAACACAGATCAAACCACAGAAACTGGTATAGTTTTTGCTGATGCTAGATGGCAAACTGACACTGACAAGGATGATTCATTATCATCTGGTGGTGCAGGCACAGCAAGTTCAATTAAAAATCTTTTAAGTGATGATTTTGTGGATCCAGATTGTCCAAATCCAACGCTATATCCAAAATCAATCTTGTTATTCAACACAAGAAGATCAGGATACAATGTTAAAGAATACAGAAACAGCTACGTAACTACAACTACATATCCAGGTTCTGGATCATCAGGCAAAGGTAACATTAGATACGGTAACGAATCAGTATCTACTTACTTCCCAGACAGATGGGTAACTAAAAATGCCAATAATGACAACGGTTCGGGCACTTTTGGAAGAAAAGCTGTGAGAAAAGTAATTGTTCAACAATTAAAATCAGAAATTGATACTAACCAAGCAATCAGAGAAGATCAAAGAGGATTCAACATTATAGCATGTCCAGGATATCCTGAAGCAATTGCTAACCTAGTTAATCTTAACACTGACAGAAACAATACATCTTTTGTTGTGGGAGATTCTCCAATAAGATTAGCAGGTAATTCAACAGCTATCACTAACTGGGCGAATAACTCAGCAGGTGCATCTGATAACGGAGACGAGGGTCTTGTTACGTCAAGTGATTACCTTGGTGTGTTTTATCCAGCAGGAAGAACCACAGACAACACCGGTAACACAATCGTTGTTCCACCAAGTCATATGATGCTGAGAGTATTAGCTAACAATGACAACGTGGCATTCCCATGGTTTGCTCCAGCTGGTACAAGAAGAGGTATCGTTGACAATGCAACTTCAGTAGGATACATTGACAGTGCTACCGGCGAGTTTGAACAGATTGCTTTGACTGAATCTATCAGAGACAGCATGCACTCTGCTAAAGTAAATCCAATTACTTTCTTTTCAGGCACAGGAATATTAAACTTTGGTAACTTAACTAAAACTTCTGAAAGTTCAGCACTAGATAGAATTAACGTTTCAAGATTAACTGTTTATCTAAGAACACAATTAGACAAAATAGCTAAACCGTTTATATTTGAACCAAATGATTCTTTAACAAGAAATGAAATCAAAGCAGCTATCGAATCATTCTTGTTAGAACTAGTAGGTCAAAGAGCATTATATGACTTCTTAGTGGTGTGCGATGAAACAAACAACACTGCCACAAGGATTGACAGAAATGAACTGTATGTTGACATAGCAATTGAGCCTGTGAAATCAGTTGAGTTTATCTACATACCTTTAAGAATTAAAAACACAGGAGAAATAGCTAACTTGGGAGTTTAATACCCGGTAAATAAAAAGGAACAAAAATATGGCAATCTCAACATTAAGTAAATTTAAAGTACAATTAGAAAA